ACTCACCTATGTATTTAACAACGAGTGGGTTTAGTTTTGGATTGGTTAGTTCTGACCCTTCTTGCCTACAACGTTTCTCACTATAGCCAGCCAGCTTCGCTGCCTCTGACTTTGTAAGTGGTCCATCAGGCCCACCGAATACAAGCAGTTCGGCAAATCTCTTTTGCATCTCTGTCAATCTCTTTGGTAATCCCATATTGACAATTTAGAGTAACAATCCTATACTGTCAAGTATTATGGTAATGACTAATAAAGACGTGCTTGAGTTTGAAAAGCAGTTGAAAGAGATAAACAAAGACCCTAACTACAATACTTACCCTGAGAGAGGCCCTAATGATTTAGAGGCTAGGATAGAAGACTTGTTGAGAATTAATGTGGAACACCACAATCTTAATTCAGAGTTAAGAAAAGATATTAGAAAGTTAGAACAAGAGGTAGAGTTTTATAAGATACAATGCAAACAGTTGAAAGAAGAACGAGGTAAATAGTGTACGTAAGGCACTTACAAGAATATCTAGACAAGTTTACAGAAGGTAACGCAGGTAGACGTGGCAATGCAGTTAGCGATGCCAAAATATATATCATGACAAGCAAGGGATATCTTGAAGAGATAAGACGTATTGAAGTTCATGAAAGCACCAACCCGTTAGACACTTCTTTGCGTGTAGTGTTGAAGCCAAACAGAGAGGAGAAGTTGATACTTCCTCCTGGATATATTAAGGATTATTAATGGGGGAATTATTATTGTACGCAATCGTAGTTATGTGGGTTATTGGCATAACACAGTAACTCCGAAAAAATGCGTGGTCCAGAGTCAAAACTTTACCAAAAATTTAAGAAAGCAACGCCCTCAATATTGTGGAATAGAATAGAAAATTTAAGCATTCCTGGTATGCCAGATACATTGGCATACAATAAAAATCATATATATTTTACAGTTGAATTTAAAGTCACGAAGAGTAACAAAGTTCGTCTGTCACCCCATCAAATTGCCTACCATATTACACATCCTAAGAATAGTTTCATCTGCATTGAGCACCTTGGTTCGGGGAGCTTGAAACTTTATGAAGGATCCGTGATCCGGGAGCTTGCTGCTTGCGGCTTGGCGCTTGAACCGCGGTGCTTGGGGCTTGAAGCTTGCCGCTTGATGCTTGAAGAGCTTGGCGCTTGACGCTTGTGACTTAAACCGGTAACGTCGATACAAAAATTATGGGCCATGGGCGCCCTGTTAGCACCCATACATTTCCTCGCAATAATCGTCCAGTCCTAGGTTATCACAGAAGCCCACTTTAACAGTGTCACCGCCCCAGGATCCTCTGACCACTCTGTCAAAGGTGTCGACCCAGATCGTCGGGCCACCACCAGCACACAGGATCTCCGCTCCCAGGTATTGCTTCTCACTGTCCACCAGATACCTGATGCTATACGTATCTTCCATCCAGTCATGCACCTGCTCGTCTGGGCTGGTAATGCTGTCTGCAATGTTTACGCACATCCTACGAAGCTTCTCTTCGCAGGTCTCTTGTTTAATTGCACTCATATTTTCCTTTCTGTTTTAGTTATTGTATCACCTAATTGTGGCAAGCTTGTGGCTTGGCGCTTGCTGCTTGGCGCTTGACCCCAGATCCCTACTGGGTGGAAGCTTCTCTTAAATTCCAAACACCTTAAGGGATCAGGGCTCAAGTTTGGTCAAGCCCCGCCCGCTAGGGCAGAGGCCATTGTTATTTCAGACTTGACCCCAGATCCAATTCCAGACCAAACGCATGC